TGATGGTAATATCTTCACTGTCTCTAAGGGTGAATCATTTCATGTGCCGAGAATGGCTCTACATAAGATTACGAATACCCATCTAAATGAAACTTTGATTGCTATCGAAGTCCAGATGGGTGAAATATGCAGTGAAGAAGATATTGTTAGGTGTTAAGGAGATAAAATGTCAGCATTGATGGATAAGATTAAGAAGAATACGACTATTATGGGCACAGCAATGCTCAAAGAGTCGAAGATTTTTGGCAACAAGGATATGATCACCACTCCTGTACCAATGATTAACGTTGCATTGGGTGGAGATATTGACGGTGGCCTTACGCCAGGTTTGACTGTTCTTGCAGGCCCGTCGAAGCACTTCAAGACTTTGTTTGCTCTTGTTATGGGCGCAGCATTCTTGAAGAAGTATGAAGACGGCGTAGTTCTGTTTTACGATTCAGAGTTTGGTACTCCAATCAAGTATTTTGAATCGCTAAACATTGATATGAGCCGTGTTGTTCATACTCCGATCACAGATATTGAATTGCTTAAGCAAGACATTATGGTTCAGCTTAAAGGCTTTGATCGCAAAGATAAGGTGATGATCATTGTTGACTCGGTCGGTAATCTAGCTTCTCGTAAAGAAGTTGATGATGCGCTTGACGGCAAGACAGTCGTTGATATGACTCGCGCAAAGGCAATGAAGTCTTTGTTCCGCATGGTCACACCACATTTAACGATCAAGGATATTCCTATGATCACAATCAATCACACATATCAGACATTGGAAATGTTCTCTAAGGCTGTCGTGTCTGGTGGTACTGGCATCTACTATTCGGCTGATACGATTTGGATCATCGGCCGTCAGCAAGATAAGGACGACAAGACAAAGCAGATCGACGGATATCACTTCATCATTAACATTGAGAAGTCCCGATATGTTCGTGAGAAGTCTAAGATTCCTATCTCTGTTTCATACGAACAGGGTATTAACAGATGGTCTGGCTTCCTTGAACTTGCACTTGAAGCAAAGGTACTTGGAAAGCCTCTTTCTGGTCGTTATGAACGTATCGATGCTGATGGTGTGTTCTTTGGTCCTCGCTACAAGGAAGAAGAAATCATTTCTAATGATGCATTCTGGGAAGACATTCTTAAGACCACTAACTTCCGTGATTGGATACGTGAGAAGTATTCTGTTGCTGGTGCTGGCAGTCTCATTCAAAATAGTCCTGAAGAAGTGGGAGAAGACGAATGAGTGTCGGTAAATTATACAAGTTCCGCGATGATCTAAAGCAATACGATACTGTACCTATTGAATTATTGACAGAGAAGTATCAAGGTGTTATACTGCGATATACAAATGTTAGTGTGAAAGAGTTGGAAGATAATTCAGCAAGTCTAATTTTCGGCTATGATTTAGTCGAAATGGGTAAACACACTGAGACCAATCTGCGTCGGAGCAAAGACTTTGATCAGCATATTGGAACAATTCTCAACGAAATGATCTTAGAGGTAGTAGACGATGACATTGCAAAATCAAAGCTTAGAAAAGACGATACTAACGAGTTTGTTGAAGAGTGAAGACTACACTCGAAAGGTATTGCCTTATCTAAAGCCTGAGTATTTCCTTGTCGAAGAAGATCGTATTGTCTACAAAGAAATTCAGAGTTTCATTCTTAAGTACAATCAAGTTCCTAATCGCTCTGCATTGATGATCGAAATTGATGCCCTTAAAAACATCAAAGAAGATCAGGTTAAATCGATTACGGAATTTCTAGATTCGGTTAAGACGAACACTGATACTCCAAATGACCAGTGGCTTGTTGATAGTACCGAAAAGTTCTGTCAAGAAAAGGCTCTATATCATGCGATTATGTCCTCAATTGAAATCATGAATAACAAGAATGGTGCTCTGACAACGGGCGCCATTCCCTCTATTCTATCTGATGCTCTGGCCGTATCGTTTGATCCAAATGTCGGTCACGACTATCTTGAAGATTTCGATAAGCGATATGATTACTATCATCGTGTACTAGAGAAGATTCCGTTTGATCTAGAGTTCTTCAATAAGATCACGAAAGATGGTCTGCCGAAGAAGACATTGAATATCGCACTGGCTGGTACTGGTGTTGGTAAGTCTTTGTTCATGTGTCATGTTGCTGCTTCTGCTCTCAATCAAGGCAAGAATGTATTGTATATCACTCTTGAGTTGGCCGAAGAAGAAGTTGCAAAGCGTATCGATGCCAATCTTATGAATATCACATTCGAAGACTTGATGGCTCTTCCTAAGGACATGTATGAGAAGAAAGCATATGTGCTTAAGGCTAAGACAAATGGTAAGCTTATTGTCAAAGAGTATCCAACTGCTGGTGCATCTTCAATGCATTTCAAGGCTCTACTCAATGAGTTGAACCTGAAGAAGTCATTTAGGCCAGATATCATCTTTGTTGACTATCTGAATATCTGTATGTCCTCGCGCGTGAAGCCTGGTTCTAATATCAACTCATACACCTATATCAAGTCTATTGCCGAAGAGCTACGCGGTCTTGCTGTAGAGTTTGAAGTTCCATTAGTATCAGCTACACAAACGACCAGAAGCGGCTTTACTTCTTCCGATGTTGGTCTTGAAGATACTTCGGAATCATTTGGTCTGCCAGCTACAGCCGACTTCATGTTTGCGTTGATTTCCACTGAAGAGCTACAAGAGCTTGGCCAGATTATGGTAAAGCAATTGAAGAACCGATATAATGATCCTACAATGAACAAAAGATTTGTTTTGGGTATTGATAGATCGAAGATGAAGTTGTATGATGTGGAGAATTCGGCTCAGATAGACATTGTAGATAGTGGGCAGACTTCTAGCGTGCCTAAGATTCCGCAGAAACAATTTGGAAACAATAAAGATAAGTTCAAAGGATTTAAAGTATGAGTGAGATGCCAAAAGTCAGAAGTATCTATGAAGATATTACAATGAGAGGATTTGCTACGGTATGGGCTGAACAATGTAATCGATATAATGGAAGACTTTTAGTCGGTGAGAAATCTCATTGGTGCCCAGATTTCGATTATCTGCCAATAGATGAAACATGCAAAGAAATTGAAGCCTGCACATGTAAGTGGAAGTCATGATAGTAGAAGATGTTGACATTGAGATAAAAAAGTTCAAGATGTTTGCTGAGAAGGCCGACAGTGAACAGAAGATTATAGACCTTTGTAAGAAGTATCTCAAGCACAAAGGTGTTGATACTGATGCTCCTCTTGTAAACCATTTTAAACCTAGAGAACCTGAAAGAATATATGTTGGAATGAAAGATATTATATCTGTCCATGGTCAACATACAGTGGATGGTTGGGACATGTCTGCCTTGCAAACAAGTGAACAAATGATACATGCTAAAAAATATGTGATAGATAAGATTTTATATGAGATAGTTAGAAACGATATGATTCTATTCGATACATATAAAGACATGGCAAACTATCAAACAATCATCAAAGGCAAACTCAACGTGTGGAAGGAACCAACAAAGTGAAGATGACCAAGTATGAAGTAGTGCCGTTTAAGGATAATCATGACTATATGTGGGCAGTCTATGAATTTGCCACTGAGCAGGTCATCGATACTTTCTATTTTGAGGAAGATGCAAATTCTTTAGCTAAGAGACTAGACCGAGGTCACGGATTCGCTGGGTGGACGCCAGCCTTTCTTCTAACCAAGGTTGTAGTCAAGGAAGATATCAACCAGAAGTTTAACCAGCTATTCAAGGCATAACGCCTTCCAATATGACTTTCTGAGTGGAAAGCGTTTCCGAAGCTACGGAGGCGCTTTTCTGGTCTGGGCCGCTATGTCTGCCTCTAGCCAGCGGATGACGCTCCAAGACGCTCCGGGCGCTCTGGAAAAACCATAATGAAATCAATAGCTTACGGTATGCGCTGGACGCAGATCAGACATGCAAAACCAAACATTGAAAGTGGGGGGTTTAATCACTATATCCAGTATGTAACAAGAGAGACTTATAGACATGATCACCCTTGCTCAATACCTCCGCGACCGCAACGCTGCTACTGAAGCGTGGGTTGCCGAAGACCCGACTAATCGTTGGGCTGGCATGTACACTGAAGACCTCGCCCATTGGGCCGAGGTCGGTGTGCTGACCATGCGCGACTTTCTGCGATACGAGATGGAGACCCAGTATTCGGATGTTCACAAGGATGATTACG